GTAGCACCACCTACTCTTTATTATAATTCTTTGATTACGGATTATAATACTTCGCCGATTACTTAATTTTATTTAACAATAAATAATTATATATAGTTTTTAGTTAAGCCTAATCGGTAGCCTTAAAAGGCTAGTTCCTAGGTAGAGGGACGCTCGAAAGAGTTGCTAATTACAGTTTCCTTAGTGCCTTCGAAAGAAAGGGAGACATGTACCTTAATTAGCAAATCCACAAGTAAGCTTACGATCTAATCACAGCTCAAACATAGGTAAGATTATGTTTATTCACTGAATGATTGATTTCAGATGGTTCCTTTTTAAGCTACAGAAATAAATATTGAAATCATAAGTATTTAAATTATGGCTGTTTATTAAGCACCCTATAACTGGATGATAGGAAAAGTGAAGTTTAGTAGTTCGGTTTTATATATTAGACAATCTAAGCCCAAATACCAAATGGATAAATGCACTAAAACAAATAAACAAATAAACGATAATAGAAAAGTTTTACTTCTAAATGACCAATTAGAATCTAACTATTTGATAGTTGATGCAAATAGACTGGTTATAAAGAGAGTAAATAAGAAAGAATTTTCAGAAAATAAAAATCCGGTTTTGAAGTGGAGAAATTTTAGTATAAAGTTGAGTGTGGGAAACAGAGAACAAATTAAATAATTATATCCTATTTTCAATAAAATGCAACACTATAAAGAAGAAGGTTTGTTATCTTTTATTAATAATACATATAAGTTTGCTAAGACTTTTAGTGGAATTAGTTATAAGTTAATTACTGGAAATAACGATCCTGAAACAACAGCTTTATTGTTGGATGCTTCTTCTTTGATGTTGCAACACGGGACAGCTACTTTTAATAGTTGGACTCCAGCTTATTTTTTAGGTTTTGTTGCACGGGTTTATTCTATCTTGATCAGAAGTAAGAAACAATGGAAAGATTTCACATCTGAAAGTCTGGATGGGATGTTAATGATGACAGGAGCTATAGGGCTACCTGAGTCTTTCTTTTCAGTTTTAAAGAAATTAAATATGATTACTAATAGGAAAATAGGAGATCACCCAGGATTATTTTTAGAATGTATTGAGGGAATCTCTTATTATTTAAATACTTTAGTAGACCGACTAAATTGGTTACCTGAGGTAGTAATTAAGGCTCTTAAGAAAATATTCACATTTGGAGCTATTCAACACCTGTTATTTGAAATGAAAATGGTTGTTGATAATTGGAAGACTGATAAAAGAATCATGTTAGATGTGGATTTTCGTAACAAAATAATAGAGTTAAGAGACAGGATTAACAATCACCCTGATGCAAAGGAACATATAAATAAAATAATCAACTTAAAAGAAAATTATAATAATTTAGAGAGGATGATACAAAGTGCTCAGGCTTATGAAAATTGCTCACGACAAGAACCTGTGTGCATAGTTCTAGAAGGGCCCCCAGGAGTAAGGAAATCCATTGCCATGGCTCACTTAGTTAAGTTATTAGGTAAGAGCACTTATTCTCATATAGTTAAAGCAACTCAGGACGGAAAGGATCATTATGATGCTTACAATAATGAGGAAGTTTTAATTATGGACGATGTGGGGCAACAAGGAGTGTCACAATGGAGGACTATTATTAATATGGTGTCTTCTATTAAGATGCCTTTGGAGTGTGCAGCAGTGGAATTAAAAGATACTAAATATTTTAATAGTAAAGTTATTATAGTAACTACTAATAATTTTTCAGATTTAGGTAATAATTTAACTAAAAATGATGGCATTTCGGACATAAAAGCTCTCTGGAGAAGAGCTCATGTATTTAGATTTTCGGATGCTAACAAAGTAGAATATAAAAGGTTTGATGTTAGAAAGGATGCTTGGACCAATGAGATGATACATGGAGTTAATATAAGTAGCAAGAAAGTGGGAACAACTTTGGAGATAGCTACCTGGATGACGGCCCATGTCGAGATTTTGGAAAATTACTATAGTAATATAGCTGAGCATATAACTTTGTCACAATCTCAAGTTGATATAGCAAGACAGGAGATAGAAGCTTATAAAATGTTCGATGCTGAATCCTGGACTAACTTGGCCGAGCAACCCTTGTTATTGAACAACGCCTTTAATTGTTGTAAAGATTTACTAATAAATTTGATGGACTATATATATGAATTTGCTTCTAGTTTTAGCAATATAGCCGGAGGAGCTTTGATAGCTGTTTCAATGTATGGTTTGTATAAAGGAATTTTGGCTTTGTTCAATACTGAAGATGGTGAGGAAGTATCAGATAACCTAAGCGCAGTTAACGAATGGAAAAATAGTTTTAATTTCTTTAAGAAGAACTGTGTTATTAAAAATGGTATGGTCTACTTTGAGGAGTCTTCCACTGGAACTTTGATTGAAGCGGTAAGAAAGCAAGTTAAAATAGTGAAAATAGCTCGACAAAATGGAGATTTTGAAACTGCTCATGCACTAGTTTCGGGTACTCATGTAATATTACCGGCTCATTTGATTTATGGAAGCAAGAAAAATATAATAATATACAATTCGCAAACTGATTTTGTAAATGAAAATCGAGCATTCGATAATTGCCCCTTTGAAGTGGAGTTGGATGATAAGTTGAATGATCTAGCAGTTCTTAGGTTACCAGTTCTGAATTTAACACCTTATAAAAATATATCACATTTATTTAAATTTAAAACCATACCGGCCAAAAATCCGTATTTTGTGTGGTCGGGTGAACCCGTGAAATTAGAAGGAGTGTTAAGAAATCTGGAAAGTGTTCCAAAATATATAACGAAATATGGAACTGTACATCCTGAACAAGTGTTAACGTACCAGATGACTTCTAAAGGTTTTTGTGGGTCTATCATTGCTGATGAAAATGCGGGAATCTTAGGCTTCCATGTAGCGGGTAATGGAGTGGATACGGGAATCGCTAAAATATTCTCCCAATCTTTGTTAGGAAAAATTTTTACAATTTTAAATGATAAAATAGAAACTTCTGTTATTTTGGAAGATACTGCTCAATTGTATAAGTTTAGTGGAATGTTGGCTAATAGTGATAAAATTTCAGATGGACCTAAAAACACGCATTTGAGACCCACGATTTTATCCGACATATTTGAGGAGACTAAGAAACCTGCTAACTTGCGGGTTTTTGGAGTTAAAACAGTTAAGGAAAGAGCTAAACGTATGCATAAAGTAGTTACTCCTATTCCAAGTGAAGAGTTAAAATTTATGGGAAGGTTTTTAGATTATATTTTGCCTAATTTTTCTTCTTTGGAAGAAAGAGAAGTGATTTTAGGAAATAAGGAGTTGGCTCCTTTAAACAAAGATAGTGTTTCAGGAATGGATTTTCCACATGATAAGATTAATTATTTTGATTTTACTAATGGAGAAGTCAAATCTAATTTTAGGTTAGAATTGGACAAGTATCGAGAGCAATCTCAAAACCAATTTCCAGATACTATAACACAACATCATACACTTAAAGATGAATTACGAAATTTGGCTAAAGTCGATAAACCCAGAACTTTTGGTGTGGATTCTTTAACTACTCAATTTGAAATGAAAAGATTGATGGGAAATCTATTTGTTCAAATAAAAAGGAGAAAATGGGAGAATGGTATAGCCATAGGTTTAAATCCTTATAAAGATTGGCCAGAGTTATATAGAAATTTAAGTAAGTGTAAAGGAGTCTGGGATGGAGATATAGGTGAATGGGATGCAAGCGTGTCCCCAGAGATACAAGACTTATTAAACACTAAGATATTAAATAAGTTTGTAGGAGATGATAAAGATAAGGAAATTTTACGTAAGACATTAGAATTATCAGTTAGAAGTTGGGTAGTGGCCGGAAATAAGTTGATGTTTAAAACACATGGGATTTTATCAGGTATGTGGATTACTAATTTGTTTAATAGCATAATTAATAGATGTTATTCAGCAGGCTGGTATTATAGGCAAACGAGACAACTAGGAGTGGAGCCCTCTGTATCTCAATTTATGACTGAAGTAGTAGATTTTGTGCAAGGAGATGATAAAATAGTAGGAGTTAAGAAGAATTTGGAATTACTGAATGCTATAACTATGAGAAATTATTATGTTAGTTGTGGCATGACTTTTACTGATGGTAGTAAAGGAATTATAGATTACGAATATAAACCAATAGAAGAATGTGTGTTCTTAAAAAGAAGTTTTAGTTTTAATGATAAAATAGGAGCTGTAGTAGGACCTTTATGCATAGATACTTTAACAAATACTTTAAGATGGTATAAGGACGATAATGATGAAGAAGACATCTTGGAAGATAAAATATCTGTGGTTGAAAGAGAAACATTCCTGCATCCTCCTTATGAAAGGAGTAAAGTGATGGATAAATTGAAAGAGTTTGTTTCTTCTAATCCTTATAATTTTAAGTATAATTTTAAGAGTGAAGATCTGTTATTAAAGATGTTTTTGGAAGATCCTGACTATTTGTATCGCAATACGTTGGAGGTAACAGGTAAGTTACAGTTACTTGATAATTAA